ACGCTTTGCTACGGACTAAGGCGTCGATGCCGGTCTTTCAGTGGAACGCTCAGTATCAGCAGGAACCTACGGCGGAAGAAGCTGCCATCGTTAAGCGTGAGTGGTGGAGTATCTGGACGAAGGAAGACCCGCCCAAGTGTGAGTATATTATTATGTCGTTAGACTCTGCTGCGGAGAAGCACAACCGTGCTGACTTTACAGCCCTGACGACGTGGGGTGTCTTCTTTAATGAAGAGGTAGAAGCGTATAACATCATTCTGTTGAACAGTATTAAGAAGCGGTTGGAGTTCCCCGAACTAAAAGAGCTGGCGTTGGAAGAGTATGCTGACTGGGAACCCGATGCGTTTATCGTGGAGAAGAAAAGCTCTGGTGTGGCGATCTATCAGGAGATGCGCCGTATGGGACTGCCAGTACAGGAATATACCCCCCATAGAGGATCTGGTGATAAACTAGCGCGTTTAAACTCAGTAGCTGATATTGTAGCATCAGGTATAGTATGGGTGCCCGAAACTCGCTGGGCAGAAGAAGTAGTTGAAGAGATTGCTGGATTTCCCTTTATGAGCCATGATGACCTAGTGGATTCGACAGTCATGGCACTGATGCGTTTTAGGCAAGGTGGATTCATACGCTTACCAACTGATGAACCTGATGACATACGTTACTTTAAACAACGACGTGGCGGGTATTACTAAGAGTAGAAATTATGGCAATTGAAAAAGGTTTGTACGCTGCACCAGAAGGTATCGACGACATGCTCGAAGGCGAGATTATGGACGACGATATGCTGGGGGAAGGGTTAGAGATTGAGATAGTTGATCCCAAACGAGTCACGTTTTCTGATGGTAGCATGGAGGTTACGTTAATCCCTGATGCCAACGAAGCAGACCTTATGGGGTTTGATGATAACCTTGCTGAAGCGTTGGATGATGGCGAACTGCAAGAACTTGCACAGGATTTAGTTGGGCTGATCGATGCAGATACCGATAGCCGAAAAGATTGGGCTGATACGTTTGTCAAAGGACTCGACGTATTAGGGTTCAAGTACGAAGAGCGCACAGACCCGTGGGAAGGTGCCTGCGGGGTTTACTCTACTGTACTGGCCGAAGCCGCGATACGTTTCCAAGCAGAGACGATGAGCGAGACTTTCCCAGCCGCTGGCCCCGTACGTGTAAAGATCCTAGGGGAAGAAACCCCAGACAAGGCTGAAGCCGCTGAAAGAGTAAAAGCGGATATGAATTACGAGCTAACGGAGCGTATGGTTGAGTATCGACCAGAGCACGAAAGGCTCTTATATAGCCTAGGATTAGCGGGGTCTGCGTTTAAAAAAGTGTATTATGATCCCAGTTTGGGACGACAGGTAGCCATCTATATACCTGCCGAAGACGTTATCGTGCCTTATGGCGCGTCCCATATTGAGACTGCAGAGCGTGTTACCCACGTCATGCGGAAGACTAAGAACGAGCTGAAGAAGCTTCAGGCTATGGGGTTTTACAGAGAAGTAGACCTCGGTGATCCACAGCCGTTCCATACAGACATCGAGAAGAGAAAGGCCGAAGAAGGTGGCTACTCTATTACTGACGATGATCGATATGCGATATACGAAATTCATGCCGACCTTATTATTGACGGTATTGACGAAGATGAGGAAGAGATTGCAAAACCTTATGTTGTTACGATTGAACGCGGTACAGGGAATGTTCTAGCGATTCGACGTAACTGGAACGAAGAAGACCCGTTGATGTTGAAGCGTCAACACTTCGTACACTACGTCTATGTACCGGGGTTTGGATTCTACGGGTTGGGTTTGATCCACATTATCGGTGGGTATGCTCGCGCAGGTACCTCGCTGATTCGTCAGTTGGTCGATGCAGGTACGCTGTCTAATCTTCCCGGTGGGTTGAAGTCTCGTGGCTTACGGATCAAGGGTGATGATACGCCCATCGAGCCGGGGGAATGGAAGGATGTGGATGTGCCGTCTGGTAGTATCCGCGACAACATTATGCCCCTCCCATACAAGGAACCAAGCCAAACACTGCTTGCGTTGCTTAACCAGATCACCACTGAGGGTCGCCGGTTAGGGGCTATCAGTGATATGAACATCTCTGACATGTCGGCTAATGCTCCAGTAGGAACGACGCTGGCGCTGTTAGAACGTACGTTAAAGCCAATGGCTGCGGTACAAGCTCGTGTCCATTACGCGATGAAGCAAGAGTTCAAGATGCTCAAGGCGATTATGTCTGAGTATGCCCCCACTGAGTACGACTATATCCCTGCGCGGGGAGAAGTTAGTGCTCGGGTAGCGGATTATATGATGGTGGATGTGATCCCCGTCAGTGATCCAAACAGCTCTACGATGGCGCAACGGGTTGTACAGTACCAAGCGGTACTCCAGATGGCCCAGTCTGCCCCACAGATATATGACCTGCCACAGCTACACCGGCAGATGATCGAGGTATTGGGCGTTAAGAATGCGGATAAGTTAGTTCCGACTCAAGACGATCTCAAGCCTACTGACCCCGTTAGTGAGAACATGGATGCGTTGAACGGGAAACCGTTAAAAGCGTTTATCTATCAAGATCACGACGCGCATATCACAACGCATCAAGCGTTTATGCAAGACCCTATGGTGGCCCAGATGATTGGTCAAAACCCACAGGGACAAGCCATTATGGCGGCTCTACAAGCGCACTTAGCGCAACACTTAGGCTTCCAGTACCGCAAGCAGTTAGAAGAACAGTTAGGGGCACCGCTACCAGCACCAAACGTAGAACTATCAGAGGATATGGAAGTCAACTTGGCGCAGTTAATGGCTAAAGCGGGGACTAAACTTACGCAATCACACCAGCAACAGCAGGCTCAACAGCAGGCTCAACAGCAGGCGCAAGACCCTATTGTCCAGATGAAGCAAGCGGAGCTGCAGCTTAGGCAACAAGAAGTACAAGGTAAGCAGCAGAAAGACATGGCTGAAGTACAGATTAAACAAGCAGAGCAACAACAGAGCGCCCGTATGGATGCCGCAAAAATGGCCGTTGAAGCTGAAAAACTTCAATTAGAAAAACAAAATATGTCTATAGAGGCACAAAAAGCAGGAATAAAAATAGCACTTGATAAGAGTGCTAATGAAAGTAAGCTAAATATTGAACTTATGAAACTGTCAGAACAAGCAAATAAGGGTAAATAATGGCAAAAACCGTCTTAGACGTGCTCAAAAATAAATTCGAGGAAGATAAATCCTCTGCACTACAATTTCTTGGAGGGGGTGGAGCTAGAGACTTCGCTCAGTATAAGGAAGTTACAGGTATGGTTCGGGGTCTCGAAGCCTGTATTAACTATGTAGAAGACCTCTCGCGCAATATGGAAGAGTATGATGAGTGAAGCAATAGAAACGTTAGCTCCTGAAGAGATGCTAACACCTGAAGAGATCGAGGCGCAGTTACCTAAACCCGTAGGGTATAGAGTTCTGGTCGCGTTACCGCAAGTAGAAGAGACGTTCGGGGAAACCGGACTGCTTAAATCTACTACAACAATGAACCAAGAACACATTATGTCGATTATCGGGCTTGTGTTGGATATGGGTGAACAAGCCTATTCTGACGAAGATCGGTTCCCGACAGGCCCGTGGTGCCAAGCGGGCGATTATGTGATGTTCCGTATGAACACGGGCACTCGGTTTAAAGTTGGTGGGGTAGAGTATCGTTTGATGAACGATGATTCTATTGAAGCTATTGTGGCAGATCCGCGTGGCATCACGCGAGCATAAGGAGTTAACATGCCGTTTCAAAAAGTAGAGTATGAATTTCCTGATGAGTCAGAAGACAGTAACGAGATAGAGGTAGAGTCTTCAAGTGCTATCGAAATTGATATATCAGGTAAAACTTCATCAGAACTCAAAGAGGAAGTAGTAGAGGATGAAGAGTATGAGGTTGAAGTTTTTGACGATACCCCCAAAGCTGACCGAAACCGTAAAACTGCTGAACCACCAACGGACGTTACTGATGAGGAGCTTGAAGGGTACTCTGAAAAAGTACGTAAGCGTATTCAGCACTTTAGTAAAGGGTATCATGATGAAAGACGGGCTAAAGAAACCGCTTTACGTGAACGCCAAGAACTTGAAAGGTTCGCTCGACAGCTTGTTGACGAGAATAAAACTCTTAAAGGTACGGTTGATAAAAACCAAGAAGCCCTTTTAGAGCAAGCTAAACGAACCGCTGCGGGTGAGGCTATTCTTGCTAAACGTCAATATAAACAAGCCTATGAAGCAGGTGATGCTGACCAGCTACTCGAGGCGCAAGAAAAATTAACAAACGCTAAGATAAAATCTGATAGACTAAACAGTATTAAAACTCCTGCTTTACAACAGGATGAAACTGCTGTACAAACAGAACAAGTTCAAGAACAGTACACCCCAGCACCAGTTGATGAACGAGCAAATAGTTGGGCATCGACCAACACATGGTTCGGACAAGACGATGAAATGACAAGTTTCGCGTTGGGGTTGCATAATAAACTTGTCAAAGAGGGTGTAAACCCTCAGAGTGACGACTACTACGAGAAAATTGATTCTCGTATGCGACAGATATTCCCCGATCAATTCGAGGATGTTGGTGAAGAAGTTGGACAACGGAGAAGACGTACAAATGTAGTTGCCCCCGCAACGCGGAGCACAGCGCCTAAGAAAGTTAGGTTATCAGCAACACAACTTGTACTCTCTAAACGTTTAGGTCTTACACCAGAACAATACGCCAAGCAGGTTGCTATAGACATGAGGAAACAATAATGGCTCAGAATAGAATAGATCGTGAATTAACGACCCGTGAAAAAACAGTCCGTAAGAAAGGATGGTCAAGACCAGAAGTTCTGCCTTCACCTACTCCTGAAGACGGGTATGCTTTTAAATGGGTTCGTATAAGCACGCAAGGTCAAGTTGACGCCACTAATGTTTCGTCCAAACTCCGTGAAGGCTGGGAGCCTGTACGGGCAGAAGATCATCCCGAAATTACAATGGTCGCCGTTGAAAACGAACGGTTCAAAGACAATGTTGTAATCGGCGGTCTGA